TATTTATAGCAGATTTAGTTGAAGATGCAGGCACCGGCGTATTTCAAGATGTAGATATGGGTGCAATTGTTAGATCTAATATGTTTGATGATTTGATTGAACAAGGCATTGACGATGATCTACTCACAAACATTATGTACTCAGGAACTAAATCAGATGACTTTGCAACTACACTTGCAAAAATAAAATCAAACGCTAGAGATGAAGGTGTTGATATAGATGAGACTGTAGATTTCTATGAAAGAGTTTTTGATGAAGTAGCTAGAGTTAAAAAAGCTATGGGTGGTAGAATAGGTTATGCAGTAGGTAGTTTACCAAAAGGAATTCAAAAGTTAGTACAAGCTTTAAATAAAAAATTTGGTAAAGGCACTATGAAAACTGCTGATGAAATGGATAGACCTAAAGATGTACAAGCGTTTGAAGACTTTGAAACTAGAAATCCTAATCCAAAAAGACAATTGACTGATGATGAGATTGAATTTTATGAACAAGAGATAGGTGATAGTGAAACTTGGATGAATGATGGAACTGTAGGTGAAGCAGAAAAAGCTTTAAAAGACCGTAGAGAATTTATAGCTGATATGGAATTACAATATAAAAAGGGTGAACTAGATCCAGGACCAGGTGAAAAAGGTAGAAAAGAATTTTTACAAAGTAAAATGGACGAGATGGAAATGTCTGGTGACAAAAAATTAATGACTCAAGATGAGATTGATGAATTATCTACATTTGATATAGGTACAGAGTTAGAAGGACTAAGATCTTTAGGTGCATCAAAACTTGCAGAACGATTTGAACTTAAACAAAGGTTTCCAGGATTAGATGATGCATTAATAGATAGAATTTTAGTGGATGATAATCCACAAAGAAAAGCTGAAGTATTAGCAACTATAGAAGAGTCTTATAAGATGTTAGAAAAAGGAATGGATCCAGCGGATATTATTGATACATTTAAAAATACATCTAGACGTAAAAATGCACAAGGCGGCCTAAACTACTTGATGGGACTTTAATGTCTGAAGTAAATAAAATAGCGAACTACAATCAAATGATGTCTTGGTTAACAAGACCATCTACACCTCAAACAGAAACTAGACAAAATTTTGCTGAAAAAGGTTTTGCTAAAGCCACTACTGCAAAAAAATTAAAAGAAACAGTTCCAAATTTTTTAGATGAAGAAACTTTTGTAAAACTTAGAAAAGAAAAGAAAGATTTAACAAACAGACAATTTGCTGATTATTTAAATAATGAAACTGATTATATTCCAGATCCAAGACAAGCAAAAGAGTTTGGAGAAATATCTGTTGAAAGAAGATTTACTGCTGCAAAAAACAAAGGTTTGTTTCCAAAAACTTTTACATACAAAGGCTCTACAGCCAGTAAAGCAGTTACACCAAAAGAAATAAAAGAATATAAACAATATATTAAAAAAAATTTTCCTAAAAAATATGATGCTCTTTTAAAACTACCTGAAGATAAATTAAAAACAAAAATCTTTGAAAGAAGAGCTTATCTAAATAAAATAAAAAAACCGGGTTTTCTAGAAGATAAAAATGAAAGAAATCGTAAATACAGATTTGAAGTATCTTCTGGTTTAAGAGGAAAAGAGGCTCAAAAAATATATTTAGAAAAAGCAGCAGAATACAAAAGATCAATAAATAAAGATGCAAATACATTTTATAGAAATGTTAGAGAAGGTAAAACTTTGCTGTGGGAAGATTTATTAAAAAGAACGACTCTTGTAAAAGATCCCCCTTTTAAATTAAATAAAAAAATAATTAAAGGTAAAAAATATAGTAAAGACGAAACACAAAAATTTGTTTTAACAGATAAAAATGGAAACAAATTTAAATATGATTCTTTAGTAGAAGATCTTGCGAAAGCAGGTCAAGACCCACAAAAAGTTTTTAGACCTTATGAACAAAAAGCTTTTTTATATAAAGAAAATTTAATGAAACAAATTGTAGAAAATGCAGATAAAATATTAGGAGCAAGAGATAATCCTATTCATGTTCATCACGTAGAAGGCTTTAGTAAAAATCCTTTTAATGTTCAGCTTACTTTTGCAGATCAAAATTTGCGAGAAGGAAATGCCAGACAAACTTTAACAGCAACTTTTAATAATATACTAAAAGAAGAAAAAGCAAAAACTGGTGGTAAAACTGAAGGTATATTAAATTTTAATAGAAAGAAAAAAGCTTTAAATAAATTTTATGATTCATTAGGTCCAGATATAGCAGCCCAACTTGGTAAACAAGAAGTAGGTGAAAGAACTTCATTAGTTGATATGCTTAAAAAGAAAAATATTAAAATGTCACCAGACATTACACAAAGAGCTATGCAACTGGGTGCAAACCCAATGGCTGATCCCTCTATGTTAAAAAAATATGGTAAGTATGCTTTACAGATTGCTGGTACACCATTAGGAGCTGCAACTTTAACTGCAGGTTTTGGTGTTGATCCAACTTCTGCAGTAGATAGATCTGCAATTGCTGCAGAAGCTGCATTTGCTCCTGCACTTGTTAAAGGTGCAAAACAAGCCGCAACAAATCCTATTATGCAAAGAATTTTAAATTTAGGTCTTTCACCAAAAATGGCAATGCGTGCTGCAAGAGTTGCATCACCTTTAGGGATTGCAACTTTATTAGGTGAAGCTGCATATCAAGGTGGTAAGTTTTCTAAAAAAAGAATTGCTGAATTAAAAGAAATGTCTCCAGAAGAAAGAGAAGAACTTGAAAAAATAAGAGATGAATTTTCTTTTGGAGAATATTCAGGAGCAAAAGATGGTGGTATAATGAGACAAGGTTTTGCAGATGGACCAGATGATCCTTCAAGAAGAAAGTTTATGAAGATAGCTGGAGGTATTGCATCTATTCCTATTTTAGGTAAATTTTTAAAACCCGCTGTAAAAGTTGCCCCAGCTGTTATTGAAACAGTTAAAAGAAGCGCTGATGGTATTCCTGAATTTATTGGAGACCTGGTTACTAAAGTTGTAACCTTTGGAAAGAAAAACTTCACGGGTAATAGAGCAGATGAATTTGCTGATCAATATAGATTAGATGATTATGTTGTTACACAACAAGGTAATAAAACAACAATTCAAAAATTTGATGATCCTGATAATCCTAACTATAAAGAAATTGAAATAGAATTAGAAACTGACCCTGAAACCGGAGGCGTGACTTACAAAGAAGCCAGTGTGAGACCTGATGCAGAAGGCAAGCTTAAAGATGTTGAAGAATATGTTGATGACCTAGATTTAGAAGATATGAAGAAATACACTTATGATGAATAAATACCCAAAGAAACACTTATTGCCTCCTGAAGCCGGACCCACGCCTCAGGGCTTGAATATTAATTATAATACTGTTAAAACAGTCAAACAATCTGGAGAAAAAATAAATGGCGGATATAGACAAAGCACTTCCCAACGAAGTCAGAAAAGAATTCGAACTTCCTAGTGGAGAAGAGATACAAGAACAAGTAATTGAAGAAACTGAAGCACAAGAAGAATCTCTTGGTCCAGTTGATATTCAAGAAAATGAAGATGGATCCGTTGATATAAATTTAGATCCAGCCGCTGCTACACCCGAAGGTGGTGATGAGCATTACGCAAACCTTGCAGACTTTTTACCAGATGATGTATTAGCTAGTTTAGCTTCAGACTTAAATGGTAAGTATATGGATTATACTTCATCAAGAAAAGAATGGGAAAAAACTTATATTCAAGGTCTAGACCTTTTAGGTTTTAAATACAATCAAAGAACAGAACCTTTCCAAGGAGCTTCAGGTGCAACACACCCAGTTCTTGCAGAAGCAGTAACTCAATTTCAAGCATTAGCATATAAAGAATTATTACCGGCAGATGGTCCAGTTAGAACACAAGTAATTGGTTTATCTACACCGGAGAAAACACAACAAGCACAACGTGTTAAAGATTTTATGAATTATGAAATCATGGAAAAAATGAAAGAGTATGAACCAGAGTTTGATCAAATGTTATTTAATTTGCCATTAGCAGGTTCTGCTTTTAAAAAAGTTTACTATGATGACATGGAACAAAGAGCAGTATCAAAATTTGTTCCGGCAGATGATTTAATTGTTCCGTACACAGCTACCTCATTAGATGATGCGGAAGCAATTATTCATCGTGTAAAAGTTTCAGAAAATGATTTAAGAAAACAACAAGTAGCAGGTTTTTATAGAGACATAGACTTAGCTAAACCTGATAGCAAAGAATCTGATATTGAGAAAAAAGAACGAGAGTTAGAAGGTACATCTAAAACTAAAGATGAAGATGTATATACATTATTAGAATGTCATGTGGATTTAGATCTAGAAGGTTTTGAAGATGCAGATCCAGAGACTGGTGAGCCCTCAGGAATTAAAATACCTTACATCGTAACTTTAGAAGAAGGGTCACGAGAGATTCTTTCTATTAAAAGAAACTATGAAGTAGGAGATCCATTAAAAAAGAAAATACAATATTTTGTACATTTTAAATTTTTACCCGGTCTAGGTTTTTATGGTTTTGGTTTAATTCATATGATTGGTGGATTGTCAAGAACTGCAACAAGTGCACTTAGACAATTATTAGATGCTGGAACTTTATCTAATTTACCTGCTGGATTTAAACAACGTGGTATTAGAATTAGAGATGATGCACAATCAATTCAACCCGGTGAGTTCAGAGATGTGGATGCACCAGGTGGAAATTTAAGAGATTCGTTTATGATGTTACCATTTAAAGAACCATCACAGACTTTATTAAGTTTGATGGGTGTTGTAGTAAACGCTGGTCAAAGATTTGCATCGATTGCAGATTTACAAGTTGGTGATGGCAATCAACAAGC